TGGAGATTTGTTCCGAGAAGAAATTGAAGACCGCTATTTGGTTGGTGAACTTCAGTTTCTTCACAACATCATCATTATGATGTTGGATAGCATTCCTGAAAAGAAACTAGCCTATGACCTTTGGAAAGGACTTCAAACAAGGTTGGTGGAAGAATGATGATTCCAAGAAACTGTGCCAACTGTGACCATTCAGTTACGCCTTACAAGGACATTCCAACTGCTATTGGTCAAAGGAACTTCTGTAGTGAGAAGTGCTACGCTGAATACATCGGTGTTCCTGTTAAGGAAGAAGGCTATTACGGGTTGGTGAAAGAATGAGCGAAGTCCTATGTCCTCATTGTCACAACTTCGTAAATTCCGAACTAATTGAATGTCCAAACTGTCATGGTTTTTTGGATGAAAGTATGGAGATGGTTGAATGATTTTGCATGGGAATGAAGTGAAGAAAAAACTGCTTGAAGGCATCAACTTGGTTGCCGATACGGTTAGCCCGACACTTGGGCCACAGGCTAGAACTGTTATTCTACAGGGAGAGCCACCAGTTATCATCAACGACGGTGTGACCATTACCAAGTATGTCCGAAGCGAAGACCCTTATGTTCAAATGGGTGTTCAAATGGTGCAGAACTTGGCTAGCAAAGCGCAAGACTCCAGCGGTGACGGAACTACAACGGCTTGCGTGATTGCAAGAGCCTTGTGCAATGAAATCGCTAACCTTGATACCTTCAACCTTCATGAGTTGAGGCTTCAACTTGAGGATGCTCAAGAAGCGATTCTCCAATACTTGGATGAGCAAGCCACACCAATTGAAGACGACAACATTCTCAACATTGCAACCATTGCGGCGAACAACGATGCTTCTCTTGGAGAATTGATTCAAGAGGCCATCAATGCAGTCGGTCGTGAAGGTATTGTTACTGTTGAAGAAGGCAAGTCCCACAGAACGGAACTCATTACGAGGGAAGGTGTGCGTCTTGATGAGGGCTACATTTCCCACCTTATGGCTGACGAAGACGGTAAATGCACATTGGAGAATCCTTTGATTTTCCTTTCTAACTTGAAAGTCAAGGCTTTCCAAGATTTGTTGCCAATGCTTGAAATTGCTTCTGCAAAGGGAAGACCATTGCTTATTGTGTCAAAGGGAATTGAAGGTTCTGCTTTGGCTAATCTCATGATGAACATCATGAACAAAACAATTCAATGTGCGGCCATTCTTGCTCCCAACTTTGGCGATGCTCAGTTGGATGAGTTACAAGATACCAGTTCACTTGTCGGTGGTAAAGTGTTCAACGACGAATCAAGGGACGACCCCAAGTTGATTTCCTTTGAAGAGTTCGGCCAATGTGAGAAAGTCATCGTTGGAAAGGAATACACTACCATTATTGGTGGTAGTGGCGATACTTCTCAAAAGATTGCTCAATTGAGAGAAATCGCAGAGGACATGGAAGGGTTTGACTTGGCGAGAATCAAATCAAGAATCGCTCGTTTGAGTGGTGGAGTTGCTACCATCCGAGTTGGTGCAGGTTCTCAACTTGAAATGCGGGAGAAGAAGGAGAGGCTAGACGATGCTCTCAACGCTACCAAGGCCGCTCTAGGCGAAGGTATTGTGTTGGGTGGGGGTATGACCCTCTATCGTGCTAGAGAGGCTCTAGGAGCCGCTCTAGGGCACTCCATTGTGAAGAACGCTTTGCTTGCTCCTGTGACCACCTTGGTTTCCAATAGTGGCGGGGAGTTCCACGCAGAAAAACTCCAAGCCCAAGGCTACAATGCATTGACCTGTGAATATGAGGATTTGGAAACGGCTGGAGTCTTTGACCCGGTAAAGGTTACAAAGAACAGTTTTGTGGCCGCTATGTCAATTGCGAGTCTTTTCTTGACAACCGATGTAGCAGTGCTTTTGGAGGAATGAAGATGGAGTGCAGTATTTGCCAAAGGAGTGTTCTCAATGACCATTTGGTTGATGGGGACTTTTGCCCCGATTGCTGGGAAGGCGATGAAGGTTCAAGTTTCTTAAAGTGGGCATGGAACACCCATACTGCTCTCATGAACGACATGTTGAGAGCCTTCCGTAACTTCAAGGAGAGAAAGCAATGACGAAAAGGGCCGTCACCGTTACGCTTCCTGCGCCTTATGATGCAGAAATCAAATGTCCCATCTGTGATGGAAACAAATGCAAAGTGTGTAACATGACGGGCCAAGTGAAGTTCCAAGTTGCCCCGAAAATTCCAATCCAAAGAGCGCACATCATCAAGTATGTTGTAGAAAACATGCGTGATGTTGCTTCCGAGATTACCCGAATGTATGGGCTTGTTCCCGAAATCAACACTGTTGAAGTGCTTGAAATCAATGGCGAACAGTTTGAGATTGTTCAAATCTCTAGCATCGGTGGTGTTTGCTGGGTTTGCAACTCATTGAGTAGTCTTCACAATCCAAGATACTTTACCTCAAGGCAAGAACTTGAGAAGTTTAAACAAGGATGGATGATGGAATGAGCGAACTACAAGTAATTGGTAGAGTTGTGAGAAACGAGAAAGATGAGGTTATCATCCGTAGTGGGGTCTATTGGAACATTCCTGTTCTTGATATTAGATGGTCAAGAAATGACAAGCCCACACATAAGGGCATTCGGGTAAACCGAGAAGAAGCCAAGTTGCTTCTAGAAATTCTAAGGAGAGAGTTAGATGAATAAACTGTTTTTGATATGCACAAACGACAAGAAGTTCGCCATGTGGGTGGACGAACAAAGAAAGCGATTGAAGAAAGAACCAATCATGCTAGACCATTTCAATTCTAGTGTTGGTGAAATGCGCTACGGCAATCACCTAGCAAAAGCAACCTTCGTTGCTTATTGGGAGATTCAGCGTGGTGGTGGGATTCTCAAGATGAGTCCCGCTATTACACAAGCCACACTCATTCACCTCATGCATCGTTTCTTGGAACAGGGACGAGAGGAAGAAGGACAAGTCGTTGCTCACATGATTACAAACTTCTTGCGACTGCTACAGGCGGTAGAACCCGATGAAGAAGAGTGAGTGGAAATACCTTGCAGGGGTCATGTGGACATTTGCAGAGAACAATGATGGGAAAATCAGCCCATTACTAAAAGAACTGATTATCAAAGTAAATCAAAATCTAGGAGTGATAATAGATGAATTGGATGACATTATGCCGACTGCTTCAAGCAACGGACAAACACCTACCCAGCCAACAAGTGAAACTGCTTTCAAAGGGAATGGAGAGTTTTGAGGACAAGCGGTTGCTTGCCAAGATTCTCTCTCTTGACCTTAACTCAAATAATATCGGTTTGGCGAAGGCCAAGAAATGGCTAGCCAAGATGTTTGAAATCTTTGAAGATGAACTGGAAGGGTTGTATTCTGCTCATGAAGATATGGGCTATGCAATCTACTACCTTGATTCCAGTGCTGAAACTCAAACCCATACTTCTCTTCAAAACATCGTGCGATTGTTGGAGTTGGATTGTGGTAGCATGTCTACCCAATCTTACCTTCTTGTTAAAGATGCGATTTTTGAAATGTCGGCTTTGGAGCGTATGTGGTTCATACGCTATTGGCTCCGAGTGCCTAGAAACGGCATCAATGAAGGGATTTGTCAAAAGGCAGTCGCTAAACATTTCAAGGTCAAAGTCGCTGATACCAAGAAGCATTGTAACTTCAATAGCCTCTCTAATGTAGTCGCATACTACCAAATGGGTAGCGAGCCACCAATGAACTTGAGTCACGGTTCTTTCGTTGCCCCGATGCTGGCCAAAGAAATCCCGATGGAAAAGTGGCCAAAGGACAAAGTTGTTGATTTCAAGTATGACGGCAACCGATACCAAATCCACAAGCAGAATGAATCAGTTATCATTTTCAACCGTAAAGGCAAAATCGTGACTTCTCAGTTCCCCGATGTTGTGCAAATAGTTCGTGGCTATCCTGTATCGGAAGCCATCTTTGACGGAGAGATTTACCCAGTAGACTCACAGGGCTATCCGCTTGAACACAAGCACATGGCTACGAGAGTTCACTCAAAGAATGTCCAAGAAGCCATGAACAAGGTTCTTGTCAAGTGGGTTATCTTTGACTGTTTGAAGTGGGAAACTGATACAATCATGAATCTGCCCTACAAAGAACGCCTAGCAAGGTATCTTGAGATTCCCGACCAAGCCCAGCGCATGGCCAATGGTGGTGATGTTCTAGCATTCTACAACATAGCCATCAACGAAGGCTTTGAAGGTATCATTGTCAAAGATGCTTCCCTTCCCTATGAGTCCGGCAAGCGAAGTGCTGGCTGGGCGAAATACAAACCGCCTCGCATTGAACTAGATGTTGTGATTCTTTCAGCAAGACTTGGCGAAGGCAAGAAGTCCAATGTGTTTGCAACCTTTGAAGTCGGTGTGAAAGCACCCAATGGTTTTGCTTCTATTGGTAATGTTGGAACGGGCTTTAGCGACCAACAACTCACAACGCTGACTCATCAACTCAAGCGAAATGTTGAGTCATTTGATTTTGGCGTGTGGAAGTTCCTACCTAGAATTGTTTTGCAGGTAAAGGCTGATTTGATTTCACAAGATGCGAAGGGCAACTATGGCTTGAGATTCCCAAGAATGGAAAGAATTCGTGACGACAAGTTCGTGGCCGACATTAACACGCTTGAAGATGTGGAGGCACTTGTATGATGATTAGAGAAGTGCAAGTGTTAGACAAGGGGACAACAATGCTATTGGCTCAGTTTGATAGCGACCGCATTGATTCATGGTCTTGGAAGAAGGGACCAAGTATTAGACGCCTACAATACCAAATCAAACTGGGCCTCCATGACTGGACTGGCCGGAGTGAAGACAAGCCAAAGTGGTGGGAACAGTAGCATGTTTGATGAAGAAGTCGTCCAAATGATTGGCGAATATGGCTATGTGACGACTTTGAACTTCCTTGTTTACGGGCAACTGGAATTGAAAGATGCTGACATGTTAAGTGTTGGACTCATACCAAAGATGATGCTCATCTGTGAAGAACAAGCACCGTTCATTCTCCTTGTCAACTACATTGACGAAGATAATGCGAGAATGATGGGTGGCTATCAAGGGACTAAGGTTAGTTTTATCTTTGGAGGCCAAGTCCCACACCCGGAGGAATTGTCAAAACACATCGGAGAAGGCATTGACTTCTTGCGATTTAAGTTTGATTACCTCGGTGTTGGGAAGTGGGAGCATGGTGTTTAGCAAGGACATGATTACTGGTATCTTGCTTTCATCTTCCAAGATGAACCTTCACATGTCCGTGGACGAAAGAATGCAGATTGGCTACAATGTGCGGCTTAGATTAGTTGTTCGTGGAAATGAGCAGTTTATCCTCGCCTTACAAAGAAGCCTCATTCAGCACGGCATTGAAACGACTTACCGAGAAAAGGAAAACAAAAAGCGGCCCAAACCGGTCTTGTATATCGGGGGAATCAAGAACCTCTACAAGACGGCTGAGTTAGTCCCGCAACTCCCCGATGCGAAGAATGAATGGGGACTGTTTAGAGAAGCAGTATCAATTATCTCAAACAAAGAACATTTGACCTTGCGTGGAATTGAAAGGTTAGTAGAAATTAAAGGAGAATGTGAATATGGGTCTAACAACCATGAATAGCAATAGACCAATTTTGATTACAGGAAAGCACGGCACAGGAAAAACCACCAAGGCATTGGGTCTTTTAGACGACCCGATTATTCTCTACGGTGACTCAGTTTTTCTCAACGACATGCATTCGCTACCTGTATCAAAAGGCATTTTAATTGAAGATATTCACTACAAGCCTGATAAAGAAGGTATTTTGTTTATTTTGAGGCATTACAAAGGAAAGATTGTATTGACTTCTATTAATGAGAAGTCTGTCCCAAAAGAGATTAAATCAATGTGTCAAATTAAGCGAGCCGGAAGCAAGAAACACATGCAGGAGAGCATTCAAAAACTCGCCCCTCGTAGCGAAGAACCTTTTTCGTATGAAATGGACACCTATTCCCTCACGATGCGGTTTCTCAAAGAAACAAACAGGGATTTGATGGCTGACCTGTTGAAGTTCAACAAGCCATCCGATACCCAACTTCTTACTTGGCTTGTAGAGAACCTTCACCCCAACCGATTGATATTTGTTGACGGTGTTGTGAAAAGGAGATGGAGCCAAGACTACTTCTATGAGATGCTCTCTTTCGCTCATGCTGGTAACTTCTATGGGCGGCTGGCCATGCCGAAGCGTGGAACATATTCCAAGACCCCAGCATTAGCAAGAAGGCTGGGCGTAAAAGAAGAACGGATTTTCAAGCAACTGCTCAAAGATGATGATTTCAAGAAATATGCTATGACCAAACTCAACAATGCCGAGTGCAGACTACTGAAACTAGGTGAGAAGAAAAGGAGAAAGAAGACAGACCCAGTAAAGGCACAACAAAAAACATTGGAGGAATTCATATGAAGACAAGAACGAGAAACCTAGTCAAGCGAGTGCTTGGAAATGAACCAATGACGACTGCTCAAATTTATTCGGCTATCAAGCACACTAATTCTCTTAGCCAGCACGGTCACAAAAGACCGAGAGTGCATATGCCATCAATGCAGGAATTGAGTTCCATTCTAGGTAAAGCACCGGAGTTTCAGCGGGTGACTAAGAAAGGAGTTTCTCCCGCCGAGTGGATTTACAAGGAGGAATAAAATGAGAATGTCACAATCACAACAATTCTTAATTGAAGTGTTTGATGTTCCAGAAAATGCGGCAATACAACTAAAAATACCTAACTCATTTACATCTTATGGTATTTGGAAAGACTTAACAGAAGAACAATTCAATGAACTTTATTCACTTGCACAAGAAGGCAAATACGGAGATTTCTTTTATTTGGCTGAGAAGATGAAGTTGAAAAGAAGATATAAGAAAATTAACGCTCACCACTCAAGAAAAATGAAAGAAGACCAAGAATACAGAGAAGAATACCTTAGAAAAAGAAGAGAATATAGGAGGAATAAAAATGCTATGGACAGAAAAATACAGACCGAATAACATCTCCCAAATCATGGGACAACAACACTTTACGATGGACGCTCAATCTTGGATTGACGAGAAAGAAATGCCGAATGTTTTGATTTACGGTAATCCCGGTAATGGAAAGACAACGGCTGGAATCATTCTCGGAAAGGAAATGCTTGGTGAATACTACGCTGATAACTTCTTTGAAATCAATGCGTCCGATGACAGAAAACTGGAAACGGTGCGTAATGCAATCAAGGAAGTTGCTAGAAACTCCAGCATTGGCCCCGTGCCTTTCCGTATTTGTTTGCTGGATGAAATGGACGGTATGACCAATGATGCTCAAAATGCACTCAAGCGAATCATGGAGCGTTATGCGTCAAACATTCGCTTCATCATTACTTGCAATGACCGAAACAAAATCATCTTCGCTCTCCAAAGTAGGTGTGCGAACTACCATTTCAAGCCACTCGGCAACGAAGACATGATGCATGTAATCACAACAATTCTCTCCAAGGAGGGAATTACTAGGTTCTCAAGTGCCGAACTTGAAACCTTCATATATGCTATGAATGGTGATATGCGTAGAGCAGTCACCGAGATACAGGCGGCGAAGGCGAGTAACTCAACCCTTACGAAACAAGTAGAGAATTCACTTGACGACTATAAGAATATCATTGACAAAATACTGAATAAGAATACGAATGTCCTAGGTGAAATACATGATTTGCTATACAAAGGTCGGTCCATCAAAGAGATTTGCAATGGACTGCACGATGTTGTCATTGCCGCTAGTGGCCTTGATAGCAATGTCAAGTTCAAATTTCTGAGAACGGTTGGTGAAGCAGAATGGCGTTCTATGACAATGACTCCCAAAGTGCTGGCCTCTTGGATGGTTAGCCAACTGATGTGAGAACGAACTCACGAAAAAATAGACAAGCAAAAAAAGAAAAAAAACAAAAACAAATTGAGGTGAAAATATGATGGAAACTGAAATTGAAAACGGTGCGAAGGCTCTAGAAATGGGGCTGGATGAAGCGAAGGAGAAGTTTGCAGGTATCTGCCAAGAAAACAACTTGGCGCAGGATAACCCTGTGGCCATTTCCCTTTGGCGAAACTTTGTGGCTAACGCCATGCGAAGCAAGCAACAGAACAACAACGCAGGAGCCAAGACTGGTGGCGACAGTCTGTTCAAGGAAGTCTTTGGGTTCTTTGTGAGCCTTGATGCTCCTAGGGACATGATGAGTTGGAACCGAAACAAGGCGAAGGAAGCCTTCCTTCGTGATTCCGACAAAGCCCTTGAGGAAGGATTGGTTGCCCAAGCAACTGAAAATGCACTTGGCCGCTTCGTTGTGTCCCGCTACCACAAGGGACAATACCAAGAGAAGATTGTTCCTTCGCTTCCCGAAGGCGCAGAAACTCTTGAAGACGGTCGCATCTACATTCCTCTTGATGCTACCGAACACTACATGAACGGTGGAGTGAACCGCAACTTCGGTAAGCCTCTTCCAAGAGAACAATACCGACGCACGGGTATCTTCTACGGCTCTGTTGCTGGTGGCGAGATGAAGCCTTACTTCTTCTCTTACAAGAATCAGCCTGCCGTGGACTTTACGCCACAACCGTTCAACTGGGTCCACTTCAGTTGTGTTGCCAACGAGAACGGAACTGACCTCTACGGTGCAACCACGACGACTTTGAACAGTTTGGTCATGAATGCTGACCTTGACCCGGAAGGCGACAAATACCGTGATACGAGCGGCTACGACATTCAACAGATTCTTGTTGATGCTTTCAGCGACAAACTGACGCCCCTCGTTGAACTTGACCGCCAGCACATGGTCATGCAGACCCTTCCTGCAAAGGAACGCTTTGTCATTACTGACGGCACGGTTTGCAACATGAACATGACTCCAACTTCCAACGGCAATCGGATTCTCAACATTACTGACCTCAACGCAGAAATGGACTACGAGAACGATTCCGGCATGGTGACTTGTTGGATTCCCGAACACCTTGAACTTGACTTTGGGATTGGCTCTACCGTGATTATCATCGGTAGAACCTCCCAGCGACAAGGCGAGGACGGTGTTGAACCTGCTACCATCAACACTTCGGGCATTTTCGTGACCACTCGCCACGGCTCTCCAGTTGACGCACCATCCCCTGTGGAGGAAGACTTTGACTGGTTTTGAGGCGGTTAGTTCTTAACTGACCGCTTCATGCGACAATGGGGTTTATCCAGTAATAACGGGAAAACTTTCATGCCCCGGCGAAAGCCACCGGAGATAGTAGGTCGGGTTCCCCTACGAACCCGTTTCCCCATTGTTTCTTTCTTGAGGTGATTAAATGGAAATTTATGCAAATTGTTTGAAAACGAATAGAGCGTTTGTTTACTTTAGCAAAATTCAACATGTTTCTTGGGACATTGAACCCGACGGCATGTTCAATGTGAAGATTCACACAAATGCACCTAGACATGTGAATCAACGCATGAGCAAAGAAGACTTTACGAAGTTTCTCAACGCATACATGTCTTACGAAGGGGTGAGTTTTCTTTGAAGTTCAAAGCAGACTTTCTCACAGTAGAAAACAAATGGGAGGTTGATTTGACCAGTGTTGATTTCATTACAATGAAAGAGAACTGGGACGATGGAAGCCACCATGTCAAACTCCATATCGGCACAAAAGAAGTGCGAATGGTGTTCAAGGACAAAACAGAAGTGAATGAATTAATTGAAAATTGGAAAAAAGCGAGGCGATAAAAATGAGTATTACGAGCAAAGCAGGCGAAGCGACTACCATGAACTTTGGTAAGAAACAGGAGGAATTTAACCATAAGTTCCGTGAATTGATGGAGAAGAAGAGGGCTGAGAAGAAGTCCCGCCTTGTTCTCGGCATTTGGGGAGAACCCAAGACCGGTAAGACCGGGCTTGCACTTGATTTCCCCGACCGCCCAATCTATGTTCTTGATTGGGACCGTGGCGTAGAGTCTACTTGGATTGAACACCACGATGCTACAGAGCGCATTCAAGTGTTCTGCCCCATTGAAATGAACAAGGACAATGTGACTGACATTGAGAAGAGTGAAGAAAACTCTCACATGTTTATTCGCTATGTTCGTGGAAAGATTGAGGAAGGCGAGAAGCCTATCTTTGTCATTGATGGCGTTGACTCTTGGTTTGAATCCTGTATGTTGAAGATTAATCCCAACCCACGGGTCGTTACCAAGGTTATGCCATACATGTATGGTGCTAGAAACAAGACCTTCTACCATCTTCTTGAGGCCATTTACCACTTGGATTGCGATGTGATTTACATTACTCACGAAGCCGAGCGATATGTGGACAATTCCCCTGTTGGTGTTCAGCCAGCATGGAAGGATTGGGGCGGTAAGTTGGAGCAAGAGATTCATTGCTACCGCAAAAACATCAAAGGTGAGATTCACTACATTGCAGAACTTGTTGGTTCTAGAACCAACGGTAATCTCGTTGGGACTCGCTTTACCACAAGGCAGGGACAACCACCAAACATTGTTTGGAATGGTGTTCCCGAACTTCGGGAGGGTAAACTTTGAAGTTCTCTATGAACAACAAAGAAATGAAAGAAGTATTTGATAGCATTCAAGTCAAGGGAAAGTATGCTGGAACGAGTGG